ATTGGCCATCGCCTTACCTTCTTTTAATCTCAAACACCTCCCGATTCGTTGGACGATGTCAATCGTTGATTTGGAAGGATCTACAAAGACGACTGCGTCTACTTCGGGGAGATCTACACCTTCGTTTAGGACCCTCGATGAGGATAAGATGACTCTGTCCGATTGCTTAAATTCGCGCATTATACGTTGTTGTTCACGGTAGTTTATTTTTCCGTTTATGTGAAGAACCTTAATATCAAGATCTTTGTTTTGAAACAATATACTTAATATTTCGCCGTACTTCTTGGCATTTTTTATACAGTTGTGATAAGTTAGGATGTGGTTGCACCCTATCTTCTCAATGGTACGACATAGAACCATTGCTGAGGCTATCTCTTGGGCCGTGCATTTAATGCCACTGAAATCTAATTTCCGATTGTTTTGGATCATTTCTTGTACTAAATCAACTTCTACTAATGGCATACTGATTTGGTAATCGGTCAAACGTTTCTGGCGAATGGCTTCCGATACGTGGATTTCATACATCGTCTTTCCGTAAATTTCTGTATCATCCATACTTGTAGCGTATTCATTTTCAAGATCTCCGGAATATATCTTAGGCGTAGCCGTACAAAAGAGTCTATATTTAAAGGGGAAGGCTTCGCTTAATGCCAACTTGAATTCGCTTTTCTTCGTACTCACTCCAGCGGTTTTATGTGCCTCGTCATAGATCCCTAAATCAAACTCAATCCGATTCTCCGGTTCTTGGAGACTGGTTATTGCTCTTAATAACATCCCAGAGGATTTGTATGTACAGAACACCCATAAAGGTTTATCGGCTGTATGGATTAAATAATCTTTGATAACCTCTGGACACGTTTCCAATAGCAATTGTCTGGAGATTGTAATATTACTACCATCTTCATCCGTCGCCCTACTACCTACGAGTAGGATGTTAGGAATATCCGTACCCTTATCCTTTAACCAATCGTTGTAAATCTGAGAGAGTAGGAGGAGGGAGGGTACGAAGCAAACCGTACGGGTGTGGTTGTGATTCTGGGCGTACCTAAAACAGGTGTAGGTTTTACCACATCCGGTTGCCATACTAAGCACACCTCTGTCGGATGTCTCATAGTGTTGATCCATATCTCGAAGTGCTTCGATTTGGTGTGGTAGGGGAGGTCGAGGGATTGGTGGGATTGGTGGGATTGATTTGTAGGTATGTGTATCTGAGAATGCGTAAGCTGATGCCAATTGGAACTGATAGTCGGATAGATCGGTGAACTGTTTGTTGCAAAAAATACCAATCTCCTTATCCAACAATTCATCACACACATAGAGTTGATTGGTCATGAACAACCCGTTGTCAAAATGTCTAAACAGACTACCAACAAATGTACCTAAATCCCCCCAACAGATAGTGTTTTGAATATCCGAACGATACTTCATTTGAATTCCGCAATACATTGGTCCAATAAGGGAAGGTGATGGGTGGTAGACAGCAATAGCGTCCAAGCCCTTGTCTATGTTTGGCAAACATAATTTTTCTTTAATAGAATGCGGAACATCATCATATAACCAAACCTTTTTAAACCGCCTAGTGTATTCCGGATGTGTTGAAAGAATCCCAACGCAAATCTTTTCAAACGCATCCCCCTTTTCCTTGTTACCAGATAGTGATTGTATATATTTCAAAAACTGAGATGCCATAAAATTATTAAGTGCAAGTATGGTAGAACAAATGAAGCAATAAACTATAATATATTTCATATTTTTCCAATCTTAATGCTTACAATCTTAATGCTTACAATCTTAATGCTTACAATCTTAATGCTTACAATCTTAATGCTTACAATCTTAATGCTTACAATCTTAGTAGTACTTATTCAATCTATAGTCAATCCATCAATCCAATCCAATCCAATTTTTTTAGCAAAACCATGTATTTCCATCATCGTTCGACCTAGGTATGTATATCTATTTCATTACGCACCAATTTTACGCACCATTTTTCTTCGTTGTCTATTAAAAAGAATGAATTAAAAAGGTTTTTAGGTTGTGTTTTTTTTAATATTTCTATATACTTATACTTACACTTACACTTAGTAATATAGAACTCAAATGACTAGAAAGCCGCTTCAACTTGGATTATCGAAGACAGAATTTAAACAATATTTAAAGAAATTAGATAGGTATGTTTTGGAAAAGAATTGGACGAGAATGTGGTTCAAACCACAGAACAAGACCTTCCGACCCTATCACAAAGGTATGAAGTACGAACTATTTGAGAAAATACAATCCAAATCTCAACAATACGTAGGTCAAGAAATCGTCGAGGTACGAATCTTAGTCGAATTACGTTGTCACACAGCATTACGATGTTGAACGAATATTCAACCTTCATGTGACAATTCTCACACAGCATTGCGATGTTGGACGAATATGCTTTCTTCATGTGACAATTCTCACACAGCATCGAACACAAACAATGTTTATTTACGAACTTTATAGTATAAAATTTATTTTTTGTATGATGATTATCAATATAATTTAAATTACAAGTGATGAGTAAATTGGTGGTATAAATGTTTCATCTTTGGATTTTTTCATTTCGTCAATGTCTGCCAACGTTTTATCTTGATGTTCCTTAACGTTAGTAAATGTACCTTCTCCATATGATTTCAAAAATTTTGTAAGTTTAGTCTTATTAAATTTATTAACCTCTGCGAATTTGATCCAACTTACTCTCTCATCATTATCATCATTCACAGGTTTTTTCAAAAAACGATCCAAAATATTTGAAAACACCACACGATCAAGTGAATGTTTAATTGAATCTTCACCTTTTGAGTTGTTGCTTAACATATGGATTAACCTTTGTTGATACTGTACAAGAAGACATTTACCTTTCCTAGAATCTATTCCTTCCTTTTCTAGAATTGTCAAAAAGTGGTTCTTCCAGTGAACCAAACTACTATTAAGCTGTATGTTTCCATTTAACTGCATTGTAATCTTATTCGAACGAGTTATAAAGGAACGATCACTTTCCTCCCTTCTGAAGTAAGTCTTAAGCACACCTTCTAAAACGTCCACAACTAGTGTTTCACCTGCATACTCCTTTACAATTTTGTCCAATATTCCAAACTTTGTCATCATCAGTTTTACTAAAGTGTGATGCTTAAAAAACGTTTCTCTTTTTATTGAACCGTGTTTTTTGTGTAGTTGTTCAAAGGTTGTTGTTTTTTTGCCAATATCAATCATCGGATAAGTACTTTCCAATAAATCCAAAGCAGATTTCTCTTTAAATAGAAGTTGAAACAGATAAGATTTATTTTTTGTATTATTTGAACAAGATAAAACATTTTTCAAAACCTTAAAATCCATCTCCATTTCCGTGAATTTATTTTTCCATTTCATTACCTCATTTTTCAAATATTCAATCTGAGATTCGTTCGATACGTGTTCGTTGGATATAGTCTCATCGATGTTGTCCGGATCACCTTCAAAACACTTCATTCTTTGAAATTCTTTTGAATTGTCTAACTCAACATTGGACTCATCATCCGATGACATAGAATCGTAATAAGCATCAAATGGATTTTCGATTTTCATCTGCAATGTTTTCGTTTTTTTTAAAGGCGGTGTAATCTCATCATCTTTGATATTTTTTCTCTTCATTGTTTTAATTATGCTTTAAACCAAATTTTCCAGCAAAAAATTAAAAAAATTAAAAAATTAAAAAATTAAAAAAATTAAAAAAATTAAAAAAATTAAAAAAATTAAAAAAAATTAAAAATTTAAAAAAATTGTATGTTTCGTTTAATATTGAGGAAATCAAGGGAATATCAAGTTGTTTGAACAAGTATCTATAGTTTGATAAAAAATATACGATTAAAATTACACCCTTTGTATTATTTATTCAAAAAACAACATCATAAATTTCTTGTGATAAAAAATAATTGTTTTTATTCAATATATAGAGTAAGCAATATGGTAGATACAAAGATTGAGTTGAAGATGTTCCCCATCGAGGAAATGGCGTATGATTCGGTTATTGTGATGATCGCAAAGCGGAATAGTGGTAAATCGTTCTTGTGTCGGGATATTTTATCCAATTTCAAACATCTACCTGCCGGGGTAGTGATCTCGGCCACAGAGAGGAAAAGTCCCTTCTTCTCCTCCTTTATGCCCAATGAGTTTATCTTTGACGAATTCGAGCCCTCGGTTGTGGCGAATGTTTATGAACGTCAAGAAAAAATCATTCAAAAGTATGGTAAAGATTATAAAAAATTCGATTCTCGTTGTTTCATCTTGATGGATGATTGTATTGCGGATAAACGATTCTTCAAGGATAAGGGGGTAAGAGACATTTTTATGAATGGGAGACATTCCAATTTGATGTACATGCTAACCACCCAGGATTGTATGGCCATCCCAGCCGATCTACGGGGTAATATTGACTATGTATTTATCCTACGCGAGACCAGGGTGAATATTCTGAAGAAAATTTACGATCATTACGCCTCCGTAATACCAGATTTCGAAATGTTTCGATACATGATGAAGGTGTTTACTGAAAACTACGGGGTCTTGGTGATCAACAACAAGGCACAGAGCAATAAGCTAGAGGATCAAGTGTTTTACTACAAGGCCAAGGATCATCCAAATCTCCGTATTTGTAAGGGCAAGGCTTGGCGTTTCCACGACAAACATTATAATGAAAATTACCTCCAAGACAAGAATGAGGTCATTGAGCCTTATTATGATAAGAAACAAAAGAAGGTAGTTAAGATTGTTCGTGCGGAGGATTAGGGAATACCACACTTCAAAAAAATCATTGTTAGTTATTTTGCAATTCGGGGTATCCAACAAAAATATCAACGAAAATATTCAAGGAAAATACTTTGATGATGGAACAAAGACAGAAAGGGACGCTTAATAATTTACAATTAGATTAAAACATATCATTTTTTTTATTCAAAATGTATACCAACCACTCAACAATGGTTCAAAAAACAACCATCTTTCTACGTATTAACCGATTAGCATCTACGAATGTTTCTCAAAATATCATAAACTTGAATGAGGTACAAGTTTATAACCATGATGGGAAATTACTACAATTGAGTATGGATTCACAATGGGAATATTCTGAAAAAAATGGTAAGACTGCACATGGACTATGGGACGGCAATGTGGACAAATATGGATACCATTCATCTTATGGAAATACACCAGCAAATAGCCAAGATGTTTGGCTCCAACTCCGTGTTCATGAAGTTGTATCAACTAGACAAATCAAAGAGATTAAGATTTGGAATCGAAAAGGACAAGAAAAACGTTTTCAAGGCGCGCAAGTTGAATTAATACAGGACAGTGTCGTTGTACGAACTTTCGATATTACGAAAAGCATGGTGTATGATGCCCCGATTGTCTTAAGAAATGCACCTACCATCTTTCTACGTATTAACCGATTAGCATCTACGAATGTTTCTCAAAATATCATAAACTTGAATGAGGTACAAGTTTATAACCATGATGGGAAATTACTACAATTGAGT